ATTGTCATTGTCTCTCTGTTAACTTTGATAAACGTTGCTCGTCCATCAATTAGAACCGTGTCATTTACCGATCCTAAATCATCTCTATCCAAGTGTAATGGTGCGCCTTCTTTTCTACTAAAACCTACAGGCGGATCATTATCTCGTTGCATCCACAGATCAATATCATCTGATGATTCATCTTCCCATTCTATAGTAATAATAAATTCAGCTTTAACTGGAATGTCTGCTTTTTTAGTAATTGGATTAATTAGTAAGAAAGCAATAATGAATAGCATAACAAAACCAATAAGGACGTTAAACAATAAATCATTAAATGCTAAACCACTGCCTAGTCTTCTTTTACTCATCTTTAAACTCTTGAATTACAATTTGTATCTTTAGGAACAGGCTAGCAATAAGTCCAACTAATGTAGTTAACAATGCAGTACCCATACCTGCTGCCATATCAATAATTACTAGTCGCATGCTGTCAATATTTCCTGGATCAATTTCTGCAAAGCTACTTCCTAGCATAAGCATGAAGCCAGTCACTGTGCCAATCATACCTACAGACATACAAGACTCAGCTACAAACCAATTCATATCATGGTTGTTTTTGCCGAAATATGCATAATATCCAATTGACAGTGATGTTATTAGCCACATTGCTGACGCTAAAAACGATAGTTTTGTTAAATCGGTTTCCCATAAGAATTCTAAAGAACCCATATAAACAGAAATACCGACTAGTATGGCTTGAATCACAAATACAAGCCACCAAATCATAAATTTTTTATTCATTCAATTACCCTCGTTGACGGAACACAGAAGTTCTGTGTTCAATACTATTTAGCATAAATACTATAAGAGGAATCAATATGCCACGTTTAAGTCTGTACAAACCATATAAAAGCAATGATTATAAATTCATGGATCGCAATATCAGAGAACAGTTTGATATTGGCGGAACCGCTGTACATGTACACAAGTATTTAGGTCCAAGAGAACAGTCAAACAACACTGATCCAAGCGAGCCGAATTATGGTAGTGGTGACGTATTAGACAACATATTCGAAGAAGAAATTAATCCGTCAGGTGAAATTGACGAAACTAACATACAAGATTTGTTGTTTATGGAAAACAGAGATCGCAAATATGATCCAGATATTTTTGAATTACGTGGTGTTTACAATGTTAGTGATAATGATTTTGACTTAACACAATTTGGTTTGTTTTTAACAAACGACACATTGTTTATTAGTTTTCATATCAATGATATGGTAGAAAAATTAGGACGAAAGTTAATGCCTGGCGATGTTTTTGAGTTGCCACATTTAAGAGATGACTTATTACTTAACCACGACAGAGAAGCAGTTAATAAATTTTATGTAGTACAGGACGCAGCGAGAGGAAGTGAAGGATTCAGTCAAACGTGGTTCCCTCATATTTGGAGGGTTAAAGTGGCACCATTAACAGATACACAAGAATACTCAGACATACTTGGTAATGCTAACGATCCAGAAAGTCTTAAAAATGCACTAAGTAGTTACCAAACTGAAATGAATATCAGTAATGCTATTGTAAAAAGTGCTGAAGAAGCAGATCCATTAGGAATACCATTAGCAGATCATTTATTTGGTTCTAATGAGGATACTGAAGAATACGATCACGGTGAAACACTACAACAAGGTGATCAATTTCCACAAGATCCAACCGATGGAGAATATTTTGTAAGAACAGATTTTAGTCCTAATAGACTGTTTGTATACAGAGGAAGCCGTTGGCACAGATTATATGATCAAGAAAACACCACAACATGGAGTGATAGAACATATAATGCAAGCTCGTTTATCGAAAATAAAAATACCACTGTTGTTGATAACCAAGAATTTGGTGAGCGCCAAGCATTAAGTAAAGTAATTAAACCAAAGAGTGATTTTGAATAATGGCACAATATTTTTATGACAAACAATTAAGACGTTATATCCAACAGTTTATTAGACTGTTTGGTGGGTTTAATGTACAAATGGGTTCAGATAATGCTGGGCTACCTATCTATCAAAAAGTTCCAGTAAGATACGGTGATATTAATCGTATGGCGGCACACATAACCAGAGAAAATAGTGAAAATATTGTTAACACTGTTCCTCTTATTAGTTGTTATGTTACAGATTTAAATATGGCTCCAGAAAGAAGATTAAGTCAAGACTATGTTGAAAAAGTACAAGTGGCAGAGAAGAAAATAAATCATGAAACTGGTACATATGAAAATGAAATAGGAAGAACTTATACTGTAGAAAGACACATGCCAGTTCCGTACAATCTTGTTATGAACTGTGATGTATGGACATCAAATACTGATCAAAAATTACAATTATTAGAACAAATACTAGTATTATTTAATCCTACACTTAACATAAACACTAGTAGCAATCCACTTGATTGGAGTTCATTAAGTTATGTTGAAATGACAAACACACTTTGGAGTAGTAGGAGCATTGGTAGTACTATTGACGATATTATTGATGTATCAACACTTACGTTTCAGATGCCAGTATTAATAAACCCACCAGCAAAAGTAAAACAGCAAAAACTTATTCACACACTTATTAATGAACTTTATAGTTTAGATGATACTAATTTAGATTTATTTAAAGAAAATTTACCATTTGATGAAACAACATTAAAATATACAGTTGTCACATTTGAGCAGAGAAAATTACGTTTTGAAAACGGTAATGCTTTTTTACTTACAGCATCTGGAGAAGATAATAATAACGGAACAATACTGTCATGGAAAGACGAGTTAGAAAACTTTGGTGAACTACGTAGCGGTATTAGCCAAATACGTCTAAGAAAAAGTGACGATCCTGGTGATATTGATAATGATATTGTTGGTACTTTAAGTTTTGATCCGCAAGATGATAACATTTTAATTGTAGACGTTGATCAGGATACACTTCCTGCAAATACAATATCACCTATTGATGGTGTTATTGATCCAACGATAGCATATCCTGGTTCAGGCAATGTACCAGTTGCATCACAAGGACAACGATATATGGTTACAAAAGATACAATTGGATCAGGACCATGGGGAGGTGTTGTAGCAAATACTAATGACATTATCGAGTATAATGGTACTAATTGGGTTGTATCATTTGACAGTAAATCAAACAATAATCAGCAGTACTTACTAAACAATGCAAGCCAAGATCAACTTGAATGGAATGGAAAAGAATGGTACAATAGTTATGAAGGTATATACAAACAAGGCTATTGGAGACTATACTTGTAAATGATAAAAGTTGATGGTCATGATTGTTGGCATGAGATTTTAAATAATAAAAGAGGCAGTGTGTTAAACACTGTAAAAATTTTAAATTACAATTTAAAACAAACAAATAGTATTTGTGTAGAAGTTTCCTGGTTAAACTTGCATCATGCAACCACTGTTATTGAAAAATATCTACCTAAATATCCAAATATAAAATATGCTTTGTTTTATAAGTCTCCTATAGAATATTTAAATCCAAACTACGGGTTATATAACGAAATTAATAAATTTAACAGTTGGATTAAAAGTCATAAAACTATTAAAACTGATTTTTTAAATTTGTCAGACATATCACAACAAAAAATGAACCCCACACAAGTACATCAAAGTATGATTTACCTAAGCAAATTATTTTGGCATGTAAATAGTAGTGAATATTTTGACACTAATGATAAAAATCCTAATGGATATTACAGGTGGTATAAAGTACTAAAACAACATAATCCAAATTTTTCAGTTAGAGATTATCACAAAATTATAAAAAACAATATGGTTAAATACCCTGTAATAACTTTTAATCAAGAATAGGTAAATTAAATGAATGCAAGTGGATGCATAATTTTAGCCAAAGCAACAGGCAGAATTTTAATGCAACAAAGAAGTAGCCAAGTAAAGTATCCAAGTACATGGGGGTTTTTTGGCGGAAAAAGTGAAGGTGCTGAGCGTCCTATAGAAACTCTTCTTAGAGAAATTCAAGAAGAGATTGGCAGTATACCTGCCTACCAAAAAGTGTTTCCATTAAGTAGTTACACAAGTAATGATAATAAATTTACATATCACACATTTGTAATTTTAGTTAAAAAAGAATTTATACCTAAAAAATTAAATGCTGAAAGTAATGGTTATAGTTGGACTGGTATTGGTAATTTTCCACAACCACTACATCCAGGTGTGAAAAGTCAACTAAGTAACAAGCATATTTTAGCCAAAATAAAAACCATTCAAGAACAATCCTAAATGGTTTTTAAATTATTAATCGTCTGCTGAAATACGTTTTTTCATACTCTCAACAAAACGTTCACGTAGCCAATCGAAGTCATTAATTTTATTTAATTCGTCTACATTATCAAAAAACTCTTCACCATACTCTTTACCTTCTAGTGCGCCTTTGATACAATAACGTCCAAATCGGGCGCCATTATCAATAGTAGTCCATCCTTCAAGTCTTTCAGTTGTTTGTTTCGACGGTGTATTTTGCTGTTGAATACCACTTGCAAGTTTTGCACATTCACGGAATGCACTTCTCCAAGTACGGAACGGGTCTTTATTAAAGCGTGTAATACATGCAACATTACTGATTGGTTGATAAAATGCTGCACCACCAGTAAAGTCAGGAAGCTCATGTCCCATTTCAAGAAGTTGTTCACGTGGGAATAACTTAATTCCGCCAAAACCATATTCTAAACCATTAATTGGATTTCTAGCCGCCCAAACATATGTTGTGTTGTCTCTTTTAGACATAGGCGGAATATAGTCAAAGTTAAAACTATCCACAATATCAGCATCTGCATCAACAATATAAACCATCGCAGTATCACACATAGCGGCGGCTTCTTTGTGAGCGTTTCCAATACCTTTAACATTTTTTACATGTTTTGCATCTGGATATTTCAATTTTAATTTCTGAAAATTTTGATCTGCTTCTGCTTCGTGGTAGCTGATCATAACCACATCAAATGTTGTTTCATTAAATGTACCAACAATTTTATTTTTGATAGTTCCTTTAACATTGTCGATATTTGTAGGAATAAGTTTTATTTTACCCCAACCAACAACACTACCTGTTCTTGCAATTACGTTTGGAAATAAGTGAATAAAGTTACGGCTATCATCAGATGGTCGGAAGTGCCAAGGAAAGTTTTCTCTGGCCTTTGCTTCTGGATCTTTTAACCATACAAAATCAGAAACACCTTGGTGCTCTTTGGCAATTTGTATGATTTCTTCCATATTGTCTGTATTTGTTTCCACTACTGGATAACTGTTAAACACAAACTTTTTTAGTCTATCCCAAGGCGTAACTACACTTTGATTTTTAAATTTTTCCATATTAAACATTGCAGTCACCTTTTAAAGTATAAATTTTTGTTCCGGAATGTCCTATGCTATTGCTAAGAGTTTTTTCAACCCATATTTCATATCCGTGTTCTCTTGCTTTTTCGCAAAAAAAGATATCTTCTCCAACCATATTTGAATAGTCGTCGTTCCATGTAACGCTATAGTGTGGTCTAGGCATTTGCTCGTAAACTTGTCTTTTTACTAACATGCATCCTGCACCTACAGCGAAAACAGATTGTAATCCTTCTCCGCTCAAAACTCTACTATCCAAATTTCCTGGATTGTCAAACGCTACTGGTCTGTGAGGTTCAACTCTAGTAGAATAATTACATGCAATAATGTCTTTTTCATGTGACAATAATGCTTGTAATAGATTAGATGGAAATAACATATCACTATCTAACCATAATATATGTGTGCATGCTGTTTCAAGTGCTTGCTCAACCAATTGCTGGCGTTGCATTGCTACTTCACTTCCCATAACCATATGTAACGATGTCTTTTGATTAGTCTCCCCACACTTTTTCATAAGCATAGAGAGACTAAAGGTAAAAGAAGATGTTACATAATCTCGCACAGGAACACAGATTGCAACATTTGTTCCTTTACTGTCTTTATAGTAAAAGTTAGGGGTACTAACCATTAGCTATTAACAATATCAGAACCAAGTTCAGCTTCAATTTCACGTACTGAATCATTAAGTGTACGTGCTAATGCTGTTGCTGATTTTACAGAAGCAGAAAATGCCTCATCTGAAAGTGATGCCATATAATTCATATGTTCTGGCTGTACCTTACCAATTGTTAAAATATCAATTGCCGCTAGACGAGCTAGACGGTTTACCCAATATTCTTCTTCTGATTCTTCAATGTTCGCTACTAATGTAGCAACGTCATTGTCTTTTTCAAAATCAGCCATAATTGCTTCTAATACTGGTAGGTCTGGGTGATTTGTTTTTCGTGCTTCTAAAAGTTCTGATTGAAGCACCTGTGCTTTACGTGCCGCTGTTGGGTGGGCGCCTAGCAAAAATGTTTCGATTTCAAATCGTGTTCGAAT